TTTTTTACTTTTTTAGTTTTACATCTTGAACTTTTGTTCAAATAATGGTATATTATCAACAGAAAGGAGGATAACTAAGATGAAAGAGAATACATCAGATAGGCTTAAACAGCTAATGAATGAACGGAAGTTAAAGCAAGTTGATATTTTGAATTTATCATTACCATATTGTAAGAAATACAATATCAAGATGAATAAATCCGATATTAGCCAGTATGTATCAGGCAAAGTTGAACCTAGCCAAGAAAAGCTAGTTGTCTTAGGAATGGCTTTGAACGTGTCAGAAGCGTGGCTAATGGGGTTTGATGTTTCGCCAATCCGTAAGGATAATTCAAAAGAAGCTGAAAAAGATGTTGATTTACTTTGGAAGTTTTCTATGTTAGAACAAAGAGATAAAGAAACGATATTAGATATGATAGATGTTATGTTATCTCGAAAAGAAAAGAAGTAGGGTTTTACCCCCACCTCTTCAAAAAGTTTTCTATGAATGAATACAGGTACTCTAATGTACCTGTATTTTCTATTTTATTTATGAGTTCTATTAACTTATCTTTGTAATTTTCCTCATTACTGTTATCCATAAACCTGCACTCCCCTCTCTTGCCCTTGCACGTTTGATAGCGATACGATTATTATAGAACACGCGTTCTATCGTGTCAAGTGTAGCGGCGATATTGCCAACGCCAATCAAACAATATCGCCTGCCAGAACTTGAAAATGTTTAAGGGTCTTTTCTCAAAGACAAGTTTATTATACATTTATCGTTAGTATATTTCAAATACTTTCGGTCGTGTTATTTCGACTTTATTCGACAACTAACTGGAACTTGTCGATTGCATTACCCATAACGCCTGCATATCCGTCCATTCCATTTGATGTTTCATTGTCTATCTGTTCTGGATAGAAGTTGCGGTTATTGAATACAGATACCATATACTTTGCATACTTCCAAGGCTCACCCTCTGGCGTATAGTAAATGATTTCTATTGCGTCAATCTCGTGCTTCTTGTCACCTGCATAGCCATTATCGTAATCGTCATAATTAAAGCCAGTAACATAAGGAAGCCAATCACCGCCCTTTAAGTGAACTCTGTACTTAACTGAACCTCTGCTAACTTTGATAATAAGTGCTGTGATAGCTTTATTGTCGCCTGCACCAGCCCAATCTTCTCTGTCCTCTACTTCACCCCACCAACGGTCTGTATAAGCGGCATATGTAGCATATACGTGTTCATCTGTGCTATCCTCTGTGTTATCTTCTTCGCTGTTATCCTCTGTGTTATCTTCATCATTATGAAAGCCATAGAATACAGACAAGTCGCAAACTCCGTCTACTCCATCTACAACACCGCTTGATGTATACTGCCAGCCTACAAGGTTTCTAGCAACACTAGGCTTCTTATCTTCGTTAGGGTCTGTATCAAGTGTCATTTCATCATATCCAAGATAGTACCTTGCTATCCAGTAATCGCAGTTAAGAATTTCTTCGTCTGCATATGGGGCAATGTAACTGCCATACCACGCCATACCTGTATAGATACCAAACTCGTAGCCAGCTTCCTCTATTGTGTGCTTGTACGCCTTAATTATGTCGATAAGGTCTGACCCTAAATTTTGCATACAAGTATCTTCTATATCCATCCACACCTTAACTTTACGTCCGTCAAGCACCTCTAATACCCTTTTAGCCGCCGCAATAGCTTCTTCTACTGTTGGTGTGTAAACATAATTGTATACACCGCAGATATGCACACCTGCTAACTGACAGCCTTTCCAGTTGTTTTCAAACTGCTTATCTGGGTCAAAATCACGTCTGATAACCTTAAGAATAGCGTGAGTAAGTCCTGCCGCCTTAACTCTGTTCCAGTCAACTACACCATTCCACGCTGAAAAATCTCCACACTTAATCATACTAAAATACCTCACTTTCTGTTGTTCCTGTTATATCTACTGCATCTGAACTAATTGTGTTATCTTCTGTGCTGTATGTTGCCTTGTAAGTGTTTTTAACACCATCAAGGAAGCTCTTAAGCTCACTGTCTAGTGCTATATCATTCGCCAAGTATGCCGCAAAATCATTGAAGCTAGCTGACATACTGACTGTGCCGCTTTCGCTGATTGTAGCTGACAGATAAGCTACCTGTTTAAGTGTTCCGTCTGAATTTTGAACAGATAATGTTCCGTTCTTCTGAATTGATGAGTTGATGTCTAACATTGTGTTTTACCTCCTAGCTTGCATTAAAAAAGGGCACCCGAAGATGTCCTTAATTACTTAGTTGCTTTTCTAATTTTTTAATACGCATATTCTGCGATTGTACAGTCGCAACTAAATCCGCTATTAATTCATCATAGCGTAATGCGTATCTTGCTGTTAGTTCTTTAGTTGTATTTCCGTTTTCGTCTGAGACTTGTGTTTCGTAGTTATCATTATTAATCTTTTTATCGATAAATAATCCCCAGTCATCTTTCATAGTTTCTTTAACCTGCTGTGCAATAAATCCGTGATGATAGCGATTAGAAGTACCGTTAATCATTTTAAATTCGCAAGGTTTTAAATTGTAGATAAATTCAGAAGAGTCTTCTGAATTCAATAAATGAACATCTTTTTTTACGTTCTCGTCTGAATCAGAAGCGATTGTTCCATAAATTGACCCGAAACATCGCAAATCATATCCTATGTATGTACTTCCATATACTGACAGTTCGCAGTTCTCGTAGTGTCTGTCCTCTGTATTTGTAATTCTGACATTTTGTGTGTCTTTTCCCGAATTTGGATTATAGCAATATACTGTAAGTGTCGTTGGTTTTTTTACGTTATCTTGATAACCGCCATCCATTGAAATATTGGGTGAAAAAAACTCTAATGATTTGTTTAAATCGTCGTTTATTCTTATAACGAATTCGTATTCCGTATTTTCTGTTTTCTCTTTGGTACAATTTATTCCGAAAACATCTCCATAATCTGCATTTAGCACTAAAGCTCTTCTTACTTCATTATTGCTAGTATAATATCTTGTTGTAGTTATCGAACCTACATAATTTTCGTAATCGTCGACCCAAGAATAGAATTTAATGTAATTTTGGTCTATCGACATTCCTTTAATTCCATTATTTTGATATGTCGACAATATACCATTATCAATTGAGAAATTGCCAATTTGACCTTTAGAAGCATACATATATCCATCCGCACGAACGTACCAATTACCATAATATGCCCCATCTCTTTCTTCTTGGCAAGAGAATGTCCAAGCTTCGGAATTAGCGGGTGCCTGTATATAAGTTCTATATTTGCCGTAATCTTTATAGATAGAAGACTTGCTGATGTCCCAGCCTCCAATCGTGCCAGACGAAAAATAGCCGCTTCCTGTAATTTGTGCGTTAGTTGCATATAGTTTACCAGTTTGACTTATATAAAAATTAGGACTTTTGCTGTATCCCTCATCTTCAGTTCCGTGAAAAACCGAAAAAACATATGGTGTAATATCACCAGGTATTTGTAATGCAATTCTGAATAAGTCATTATTCTGCTTAAATATTGTACTTATTGAATCTTTAGACACTTTCCAGCCGCCAACGTTTCCGCCGTTGGCAATCAGATTGCTACAAGTTATAGTTCCGTCTGCTGTAATGCTGGTGTTCGTGCTGTTTAATGTAAACCTATTGCCACTTAAATTAAGCCCACCCCTTGCAGTAATATTTATTGTATCTGCAATAGCTTCGATAGCACTCTTAAGCTCGCCTGTTTTAGGGTCTTTTTTGATATATAAATCAAGGCTTGTTTTAGTTGCATAACTTTCTAAATCGCTTGACTTAGCGTAAGTTCCACTAAGTGCCAAACTAATACTTGAACCATTATCATTAATTTCCTGCGTAATTTTGTTAATCATAGTAGTTGTTGTACTATAATTATCTGTCAGATTTTTCTTTGTCTGTGTTAATTCTGTTGATATGCTATTAAGATTAATCTTAAGGCTAGCGTTCTGATTAAGCATATAAGCTAATTGTGTATTAGATACCTCTTTCCAGTTCCAATCACCTTTATCGTCTTTGACCCATCGCCAAGTTTTTTGAGCTGTTTCATTGTATGCTATTGCTCCGTGATGTTTAGCGTATTCATCATTGCTATAAGTCCAAGTAAGATTATCACTTGGAAATAAATCATCTGACGGATATATGGGTATGAACCAATCAATAGCTGGGTAATTATCTTTGTTAGGTGTTTCTGTAACTGCATACACCATAAAATTATCGTTCGTTTGTTGGTATAAGTCGGATAACGTTATTTCGTAGCTATCTAGCTTCTGATTAACAGTAGAAAACTTAGTCTTAATGCTTTCGTTGTCAACATTTTCAGTCCACCACAATTTATTAGTGATAAAATCACTAGCAACTTTCATCATACCGCCCCATTGAGTATAATCTTTGCCAGCACCACTTGTTATAGCTTGCATAATGACATTAAGTGTCTGTTTTTCGTTATCAAGGTAAATCTTATTACTCTTAAGTGTATGGGTGTTATCGTTATTGATAACACTAAATAGTGTTTCAATATCTAGCTTACTTGCATTGATATTAGCATTATCTTGAACAACATCATTACGAACAACTTTCCTTGTAACACCTTTTTCAGTAAGTCCTAAGGCATCAAACATAAGATTGCCAGCTTTATCCCAGACGTACATATTGTAGTCCGAATTAGCGTCTTTACCTATTTGAACTCTTATTCTGTCAGTATCTTTGATGATAATTGTATTGTCTTGCCAATAAGACATTCCATTTTCACTATGAACCTTAAATTTAGTAGTGTTAAGGTCAAGTGCTGTAATCTTGCTTGCAGCTATGCTGTCAATCATAGCGTCTTTAATCTGTGCATTGCCGATAACACTTACAACTGCATTAGCGAATTCTGTTGTTAAACTTTTACCTGTCGCTGAACCAAACATTAAGGTCTTAATGTCTGCTACATCTGCATTTAACACGCCTACCTGTGCATAATCTGCTTGTAACTTAGCGATATTAGCTTCATTAATTGTAGCTTTACTTGCTGTCAAATTAACAATATCTGCTGTAATAGCTTCAATCTTATTAGTTTTTAATTGGTCTATATACGCTTGATGTGCCTTAAGATTCTCAACATTAGCATTAGTTATATCAGCATTTTCAATAACTGCCTTGTTGATTAAGACTAAATCAGCGTAGTATCGTTCCATCTGCTTTGTTATCGGACCACTAGCAATATTGCTGTTTTCTGTGTCAGATTGTCCGATAGATGTAACTGTATCCATTAAACCGCCGTCACATTCGTGCGTAATCTGCATTATAGGTACTTTGTAATCAACGCCACCCTTATTAACAGTTATAATGTCGCCTACCTCTAATCGCCAATCACCTAAAAACTTAACTGTAAGCGGTCTAAACTGAAAGCCGCCTATCTTGTTATAGACTTCATTAAGAATTTCTTGTGTCATAAATGGATTAGCAAAGCTAAGTCCTGTTGTTCCGTCACCAGCGGTTATCTCACTTGTTTTGCTATCGCCGGACTTTGTATTGTTACAAGTCAGCTTTCTTATCGTAAAATCCTTGCTAGTAGTAAAAGTAACCCCTTGCTGATAGTATTGGTGTCCGTCAAGCACGTAGCCGCTATCCTTGTACCATTTAATTTCAAGGTTTCCGTCAGAATTGATAGCCGCATTGCCACCTTGTAACATAGCCATATAGCCAATCATTTCACGCATTGTATAACCTTGTGGCTTATCTGTAATTGTATGCGTGCTTGTTATGCTAGTTGCTAACTGTATGCCTAGCTTTGTACAGATTTCCTCTAAAATAGCCTTATCCGTACCAGGATAAGTCAATTCAGAAAAATAACCTTTTTCAGCTTTGTACATCTTGTCATAAGCTGTGTACTTAGTGTATTCGCCATTGCTTTCTTCTTTAGTTACAGTAAATATGCCTATCTGTACATACTCAATGCCGCTATCGCCCTTAACGCCCTCAAAAATAGTTATATCCTTATTTTCAAGCGTGATTTCTGGATTATAAATAGAAAAGGTAACACTACTACTGCAAGTGTTACCTATGGAAATGCTATTGTTCGGATTGATTATGTTGCTGTACTTAAACTCATTAAGTGTCTGATTGTATTCTTTTCCGTCAACTAAATATTTGCTGTAATATCTTGCATACAGCAAATTGAAATCCGCACCCCAATTAATATTTTTCATTTATTGGATTGCTCCTTTCTGCTGATTAATCGTTAATCATAAAGCTAAGTGCGATAATGTTAGCTGGCTCAATGGCTTCACAACTATCAAATGCGCTTATATCAACTTTTGTGTATTCAGATACTTCTATTTCCTGTTCTCCTAGTTCTTCAAGTTCTGATTTTATCTTATCGTTGTTATCTTTATTTTCCTCGCGTATCTTTTCTATCGTTTCCACGACTGCCTTAAAGTGTGGCTCTAACATCTTAATGTTAGACATAATGGCAACTGCTAATCTGCCACCCATTTTAAGCTGTGCTACACTTGCAAGTGCTTCATAATGTGCTAAAACTTCATTTCCTGTTATTTTCATAGTTAATCTCCTTATTTCTGAATTAAACTTAATTTTGCTCCGACTATTAATCCGTCCTCATTCTTTGCCCTTGTAAGATACGGATATGTCACATCTCCTGTGTATATTGTCATTTCCTTTTGCTGACCGCCTAAGAATAGAACTTGTGCTGTTGGGAATGGGTTATCTATGTCGCTTACTACATTATCAAGTAATAGTGCCTGTTCGCCTGTTAATGGCGGTAACTGAAGCTCTACTTTGTCTTTAATAGCCACGATTGTGCCTACCATTTCGCCATAGTCGTTCCTGCCTGTGTTTTTAGACCATATCTTATTTCTACTGTACGTGTAGCCGTTATATGCTACTGGGAATGTCACTCCCTCGATAATTACAGCACTTATCATTCAATCACCTCTTTTCTGTATATGTACTCCGTTAAGCCCAGACAGACTTAACCATATCGAAGATGGCATTAAGAATAATAACGATATGATAAGTGAACTGAACAACAATATAACAACAACGTGCGAAAATGCTATCATAACATACGCACCTGCTTTAGCGTTGGTGAATATAATGCCAGTTAAACTAACTAACACTGTAGCAATTAGGAGTTGGACAACAGTCGCAACTCTGCCTGAGGAATATAGACCGAGTAAAGTTATAAAATTTCCCGTTACAGTATATAATCCGGCGGGGCTTGTGGCATATGGACAATTAACACCTGTTGGTGCATTACAAATTTATAGTAATACGGAAATTAAGGTAAATCAAGGACAAACATATTACAATTTCACTTATTTTATTAAGTATCAAGTAAAGTAAATTCAAACCCATTTTTATTGAATTCATAGAATGCAAAATTAACAACAGTAGGGCAGTTATTAGTAACAAAAAAATCCATATCGCCATCTTTTCCATATTCCCATATAATATATGACGAATTTAAGATTGGCGTTATGTGATAGCGTGCAGAACTTCCAGGGCCATAACCTTGTACAATAGCACAGGCTGCCGCAGCACCTACTGTTCCTTGTACAAATACAATTCCCCAAAAAATACTGTTTCCAGCAGCTTTTGTTGAGTGTACTCTTAATTTTTTCCTTATTGGAATATTAGTTATATGTTTATTGAAGATATTGTTGTTCAGTTCACTTATCATATCGTTATTATTCTTAATGCCATCTTCGATATGGTTAAGTCTGTCTGGGCTTAATGGAGTGCCGCCGCTTGTGCCAGCTTTCCACGCTTGCTTTATGTATTGTATAAAATTCATAGTAAAACCTCACTTTCTAAGCACATAAAAAGGACACCTCACAATTAAGTGAAATGTCCTTGTCATTTTGCTATTTATTTGTTATTATTGACGTGAGCAACTTATATGTACTCATATGTGCTAATCAGAACAGGTCTACCCAATTTGTTCTGATTTTTTATAGCTGTAAATTTCTTACAGCTATTGAATTTTCTTTCTGTTTGAGCTATTATATCTCACAAGAGAACTTATGCAACATTATTGAATAATTGCAGTATAAATTCTCTTCCAAGTTGGGTAATTCGTCTATGATAGATTACTTTACCGCTGTCAAGAATTTCTTGTTTAATTTCCTCATATCCCATACTGCTGTATGGTGAGTAAAGAACCCAAGTTCCATTGACATTGTACTGAATTTTTCTATCAGCAAGCAACTTGTTAAGTTGAATAGCAGAATTTAAGTTCAGCTCTTTAGCAATCTCCGTCATTGTATATGTTTTATTGACGTGTGTTAAGATAGTGTTCTTTCTTTCTGCTTCAACTCTTGCTTGCCTTTCTTTTTTTAACTTTGTTAATAATTCTATTCCAAAGTCTGGATTATTCAGTATTTCATCAATAACATTATCGGTAGCATATATTCCATTCTTGCGAATTGACGGAATAATCTCATCAGCTACTAATGCTTGAAATTTCTCTGCTGTTTCATTTTTGGCTTTCATTGCTAGGCGGTAGAAGATGTTTTCTGGGATAAAATCATCTTTCGCAACTTCCTGCGAAAATCCTATTTCTAACAAATATTGTCTAACTGTATTCCATCTAACATATGTTGTTCCCTTACTATTGTCAACAAATCCTAATCCTCTGGCAACGTTTTCCAATCTTAAATAAGCAACGCCATTCTGCTCATAGCAGTCTACGCCGCAAATATTCTTAGTGTTCATTGGTGCCTTAATCTCATTGTGAGTGTCATCTTTTGTAGTTGGATTATTATAACTCATTATTTTACCTCCTACAAATTTATCATTTGCTCAAAACAGAACTTATTGCGTAGTGGGAGTATATGCCCACAATGCCTCACGCAATAATATTATGCCACTTCCTTTGCAGACTTGTCCTGTCCCTTTAAATCAAAATTATTAACATTGTCCTGAATGGTTTCTATCTGCTGCAAAACTCCCATAAGAACATATGAAACTCTTTCGTTTTCCATATTTGCTAAAACTTCTGTTACTGTTGCGTGTGCAATTTCTGACGCTATATCAATATTTGTTACAATTTCTACATTACTCATTTGTTTTCCTCCGAAAAATCTTGAATTTTCCGAAAGAAACTGATATGATAGATTTATCAATTCCTTTCGGATTGGTGTTTTTAAAGTGTTGTGTTCGTTGGTAGCGTGGCAACACTTTATTTTTGTCTGTTTTTGTATTGCATTTCAATTCCCTGTCTGATTACTTTTGCTCTACTTACGTTCTGTTCATTGGCTAAAATATCCAATTTCCTAACAGTTTCATCATCCATACGAATTTCTATTCTTTTATCTTTTGGATTGTCCTTAATCTTCTGTCCTAATTTGGGTGACATACTATTAACTCCTTTCTTTCAAAAGTTACGTACATTTTGTACATTCATAATATATCAAAGTGTACGTACAAAGTCAATAGTTTTTTAATAAAAAACGGAACGTACCTTTTAATACGCTCCATTAAAGGGATTATTTTTCTATAAAACGTGGTATAAAGCTAATACTGTTATAACTGCCAGCTCCATTGTTTTTGCAATTAACAATCAAGCCATATGCGGTTATTTTATCGCCAGCTTTATAGTTTCCACTTTTTAAATTAAAATCTTTTGAAAAATATATGTATATTTTTTCTTTGCCGTATTCGCTTTTATTCTTAACAACACCTGTAAAAAATCCTGCCTGTAAGCTATTTACTTTTTATTCTTAAAGTTCTATTAACTAACACTTTCCATGTATTGTAATCATCAATAAACTTATAAATATCCTTATGCTGATTTAAAAAGGCGTATACTGCAAAATAATTAAATCCTCTAATATATTCTGGTGGTGGATTATCTTTCGTTTTTCCATAATCACATATTGCAAAAAAATTTCCATAATTTCTAACAGTAGTGTCGAAAACGTCTTGCTGTTTCACCATTTTTCCTGTGCAACTATTGTAATAATTAATTAACTTGTCTGTTGTTTCTTTTTTAATCGCTGGGTAATCATATTTTTCATTGTACTTCAATATTTCTGTCATTGAAATGTACGTTGCATGAAATTCAGACCAAAGCCTTATATAATCATTTTCGGTCAATTCTCTTTTGTTCTTTATCCCGAATTTTTCTCCAATGATAGTAAAGTCATCAATATGAGTTAATTCATGATGTGTTGTTGATATCATATTTACTAAATCATTGCCATACTTAATGTATACTTCAAATTGATTATTAATCGTTGGGTACACTAGCCCAAATTCTTTCCCACTAAGCATTTTAGCATAGTCACTGTCAATTTTATTAATAGCCTCATATATATTATCAACAATTAATATTGAGTTATTCCAATCTTGAATATCACTTTGTATATTACGTTCTTGCACCGTTATAAGTGTATGAGCTTTAATTCCTGCTTTGCTTATCTCCATATTACTTTTCCCTTTCCTTTTTATTTCCAAAATAGCAACATACCATTGTTCCACTAACGTATATCACTATAACGAATCCAAGGGATAAATCTTCTCTCCGAAACCATTCAGACATATTATAAAGCTCTTCATTTATAAAGTTTCGTGTTGATACTTCCGCGCTTGTTTCTGTGCCTTTTTCATTTTTCTCTGCGCAAAACTCCAAATAATCTTGAATTTTACCGCCTGTTCTTCTGCCACTATCCTGTAGATACCATATAAAAGTCGCAGATAATAACACCCAAATAATTAAGCATATCGCTTTCCTTTTCATTGTGATACACCCCCTTGCTATCCTAATGGTTAGAGTGTATCACAACATTGTATTAAATTCAATTATATGTTATATGCAGGCAACCCAGTCATTGCTGTGTACATATTTGCTTGCTTTTGTGTAACTCTGAATATCTCTTGTCCGTCAATTTCTATTGTTCTTCCATTTTCAACAGCGTATATTAGTTGCCTTAATAACATATTAGTTTCTGTTGTGGCGCTATTATCCATATTAATCTGTGGCATTGTAGGTATACTAGTATTTGCATTAAATTTACTTGCTTTTGTGCTTTGAATAATATCGCTAGTAAAGTCGCCTAAAGAAACCTCAACAGGTTTGTAATTAAGCTCCATACCTTGTTTGAAGCCCTCTATCGTGTATTCACCTATCTGTTTCATAACTCTTGATGGACTATGAATGTCTAAGGCATCTCTTATTGTATCAGATACGTTATCTGCGATGTATCTAGCTTCGCTGAAAATACTGTTTTCCATACTTTCTAAGCCATCATAGAAACCTCTGCCTGCATAATGACCTATATCCCATAATGAATCATATATGCCATCAAAGCCGGATTTAACATTGTTAACGTAATCATCAATCGTACTATACGTGCTACCTAAATTGTCAGATAAACCATTGTTAAAGCCCTCAACAACCCATCTTCCGTATTCTTCCGCACGCCTTGATGGTGAACCAAAATTCATTGCACTATCGTGAATATTTCTATCTAATTCATCCATCCAGTCTCTTACAGCATTGTTGCTTCTATCAACATTATCAACAATACCGTTAACAAAGCCATCTACTGTATTTCTTCCATAGCCCTCTACGTCTACTGCTTCTCCTGCTTCATTTAAAGCAGAATCAAGCATTTCTTGCCAATCTTCCTTAAGTTTAGGCTTTGTGTTGTTAACACCAACATTGGAATAAACTCTAATACTATCAAATAGCGATGTTGTGAGCTTGTCTGCCGCTTCATCAGCGTACACGCTTCCGTCTATTCCTAACTGATTAAAGCCATCTTTAACAGAATCAAGTGCTGGGTCTAATGTGCTTTTGCGCCATTTCTCAATAACACTTTTAATATAGTTTTCTTTTGTTGTGAATATTTTAGCTATTGGGTTTAGGTTTTCATAGTCTTTTGTTGCTTCTTCAACTACTGATGGAAGTTGATTGAGTAAGTTATACTGTACTTGATTAGCATATTGCATATATGCCGCGTCTATTCTCTCTGTGCCTTGTTGTACTTGCGTATCACTAGCGCCATATAAACTTGACCAATCAAATTGACTTGCATCTATTCCTAAAGCTGTAAGCCTATCTCTCATATCCGTTATAGCTTGTGACGATTCCGTTCCCAATGTAGATAGGTTATCTTTTCCGTTTTGCGCCGCTGTTACAACTTCATTTACAGCCTCACTAAATCTTTGGACATCAAGTCCGGATTCTGTCATATACTGTGATATATCTAATGCGCCGCCAAATCCTTGAATAGCAAGTGTCGCATTATCAACCGACTTGTCACTATTAATAGAAGATATTTTATCTATTAAAGGCGTAGCCGCATTTAAGAACTCTTCTTCTGATATTTTCCCATCATTAAACTGCTGTATAAGCGTTTCTAAATCTGAACTCATACTTGTAAACGATTCATTTCCTTTGTCGCGTAAACTTGCTAATTGTGCCACATACTCTGGAATTGCAACGCCTTGCGCTTCAAGAATATCTTTCCAAGCACCTACAACATTACCAACGATAACATCATATTCATCATTGAATACATTTTTAGATTCACTTAATAAGTTTTGGAATTGTTCTATAATTTCCGGCATTTTTTCATTAGTTGTGTATGCTCCATCTTCAACCGCTGTTTTTAAAAGATTTACATTATCTGTTGTTTCTTCAAGATTTTCTTTTGCTTCTGATATATTTTTAAGTTTGTCTGTGGTTTCAGTTATACCATCTGTTATTTTCCCAAAAGAGTCTTTGGCTACATCGCCTAATTCTTTCATTGTAACAGTTCCAGTATTTTGCAATGCTGTAAACATGCTATTAAATTCTGCTTCTTTTACAGCTTGTGAGATACCCACTATTGACGATATTAAGCCCATAGCACCTACTATTAATGCTGTAAATGGGTTTGATAAGCCTATAAGTTTTAATGCCGCTGTTGCCACACCTACGCCGCCTGCTATTTTAGCAATAGAAACTACAAGGTTGTCGCTCCCTACCGCCAGTTCATAAAAGCCGCTCTTAACAAGTGAAAACTCTGCAAATACACCTATAACACCTATTGCACCTTTCTGCAATACTGACATTTTACCTCTAATAGTTTCAATTCCCTCATTAAATGTAGCAAAAAAGCCATTGTCATTTAAAGATGTTTTAAGGGTATTAAAGGTTTTATTAACATCAGTTACAGTTTTGGCTGTCTTTGGGTACATAAATGTTAGTGCCGAAGCCGCCGCCTTATTTCCATTAAGTGCGCCTGTTGCCGCCGCTACTGTTGTTGCAAATTTATCAAGTGTCTTGTACGTTTTTACTATACCAGCTACAACTGCTGAACTGCCTATCGCCTTAAGCACTTTAGGAACTGCCACAAGCGATATAAGAAGTGTTTCTATAGGCGCTTTAGATAGCATACCTAAGTATAATTCAATAGCCGCTTTTAAGCCTTGCACAAGCACTTTAGCCGCCGATTTAAACACCTTAGTCCAATTAATACCTGCAAGGAAATCGCCCATTTTCTGACCGATTTTAAACCACGGAACATCATCTATAGCTTTTGCAAACCAATCAAAAATTCCTGCCACTAGGTTAGATGTATCTTGCCCCGCCTTAAAGAAATCACCAACTGCAAAATCTTTAAAAATCTGTTTAACAGGCTCGAGTGCTTTCTCTATTCTGTCTGCCCAAGCAACTGCCGAATTTTCCATATTGGCAAATGCTTTATTCCACGCCGCTTCATAATCAGCCGCCGCCTTAGCAATATCATCTGTCAAATCAATAGTGCTACCACCGCCGCCACCGCTTGAACCCTTGCTTGAGCTTGTATCGTCCTGCAATTTATTAATTTCATCAAATCCCATAAGAGATAATGTAGCTTTCTTAGCTGAGTCAGCTACATCTTGGTAGCCATCTGAAATATCTTCTAAGCCGTCTGATGTATCTTTGTAGCCACTTTGTCCAAAACTCTCGAAGTCAATCTTAACACCCATTAAAGAAGCAAGACTAACTAATGATCTTTTGATTGCAATAGTTACTCCGTTTACTATCGGCATAACCTTTGAAAGAATTGGGATAAATAGCTGTCCTGCTACCATTCCTACCTCTTTCATATTGTTACTGAACTGGCGTAACATATTGCTTGGGGAGTTGATTGTCAAATTTGTTATCGTATAGGCTCTTTATCCTATACTTCTTATAGTTTCCTATAAGTTCAGAGTACATTATCACCCACGTTTTTGCGTTTGGTTTGGTGGTAGCCACTTCCACCTCATACTGCCCTATATGCAGTAGTGTCGGACACTCTTGGGAATATTATATTTATTCAATTCCTACTCGTTACGATACTCAATAGCCTGTTCGTAATCTATTGAGTTATCTCGGTATTAGCATAGTTGAAAACTTTAGCCTTCGCCGATTTTGCCCGATTGCCATAAGATATTTCTATTCTTATGCAACACTTGGAAGATAAGCTATATCATTAACTTTCTTCCGTCTATTAGCTAAATCGCCCCAAGATACTTTACTTTGGTCTAATATTGCCAACACTCTTAACTGTTGTTTTTCCATCTGTGTCATTTCAGACACCGACTTAGAAATGCCTAAGTTGTAAGCATACGTCGCTAATGTAGCATTGGTAATATCAATACCATATTTGTACAATGCCCTTGATTGCCCGATTAAACCGCTTTGTAAGTTCTGTGCTACTGTTGAATAGTCCACATTGAAAAGTGAGCTTATATCGCCTGCAAGCATTGTCATTGACTTTGTTATTGCTGTTGTTGCTTCACCTGTCTGCCCTAATGAGTTAGTGACAGAAGCTAACTGTGAAGCGTACTGCGTTATCTCTTGTATGTTAAGTCCTAAGTTCTTTGCTCCGCTTTCTTCAAGCAAACCACCTTGAACATTAACTTTTAAGCCAGATAGCTTTCCAAGAGTATCATTTACTCTGCTTTGAAAACTTTCTGCATATGCCGTAGCATTATCATATCCGTACTTTTCGTAATCCTTATCCCATTCCGAACCAATCTTGCCAAACGCAACCGCTTGATAGTTGAAAGCTTCAATGTAATCTGTTGTTGACTTGATAGCTTCTATAAGTTTCTTACTGCCACGAATTACCATAAAATAAGTGGCATAAAACTTGCCTATTGCACTTGCCAAGTTCCAACTACTTCTAGTTGCCGTCCTGGCACTTGTAGAAACGCCATACAGCGACTTTTGAAGTGAGTTTGAAGAAGTACCCACCTTGCTACCTTGACTAGCAAGATTAGCCAATGCGTTAGTCATTTGAATAACATTCTGACTTACTGTTGGTGCTCTTGATAGTGTTGTCATTAAGCCATTTAAAGCATTGCCTAGCTTTGGAATGTTTACAACGGCGTTTTCTATGCTCTTACTGCCTAGCTTACCAAGTGACTTTGCAAATTCTGTGACCTGTGTTGCATTTTGCGGTATAGCTGATATGCTTGCAACTGCCTTTGTGACAGCTTGAAGTGATGTAGCTGTGCTAGTTAGTGCAGCTGAATCAACAGAGCCTATCTTCGTGATGTTCTTAGCAAGTCTTGTAAAATCTGCTGTTCCTGCGTTCATATTCTGCATAGCAGAACCTAACTGACTAACACCATTTGCAAGGCTGTTTAGTGATGAGCCATTCACAGTTGCAAGTGATGTTGACAGCCTTGTAAGCTGATTTATCAGTTTGTCAACAGAATTGATAGCTTTAGTGGCAGTACCGGTAATTTTGACTTCTAAACTGTCTAATTCCACGCTTTATACCTCCGGCTTATCATTTTTAGGGTGTGTTAAATCCCAGTTTGCTTTGCGTATTTTCATATTCAAAACAAACTCTTCTCTCTTTCTTTGTATTTCATCTTCCCTGTTCTCTTTTTTATTAATATCGCTGTAAATAGGCTTATCCGGGTATTCAAGCTCACCTTTGCCCCAAACACCACTTCTAACACCTATCTTGATTGCTGGGAGTATGTAACTGCCTATCGCAAGCCATATATCTGAATCCATTCGTTGTCTTTCAAGTTTTTTACCCTCTACAACAGCCCATAGCTTTTTAGGTGTCATTTTAAGAAAATCTGAATAACTAACGCCTAGCGAACTGGCTAAGACAAAGTATTCTTCCCAGATTATTTTGTGGAAGTCTGCTTTTTCTTGTGGTCTTGTGGAACTACTGTCGGCTTCTTCTGTTCTTGTGTCGCTTCTTCCACATTGTTCGCCATTTCCTCTAACATCGTTGTTATTCCGCTCAACTCGAAAAAACCATCATCTTCCATCGCTTTCTTGATTTCTTCAAACAATGTTCTATATCCGTAACTTTTATCTGTCTTTCTCTTTTCTGTAATATATGCCCTAGTGAGTTCCTTTGCTTCATCCATTGTTACTGGGTTATTGTCAATACAGCCTGCATAAATGGCTAAAATGCAAATCTCTGGCACATCTGCTGTCATATTTGCCAATCCATCAAAGGAAGCCTGTGCAACGCTTTTATCTGTCTGTGCAAGTAAGTAAGAACCATTAACGACAGAAAACATTTTCTGTACTATCTCTTTGCACTCTGCTGCGCCGAAGCTGAACTCAACTTTGTATTCTTTTCCATTTACATTAATATTCATCATAATTTTTACCCTTTCCCACCCTATCGTCCATATAGGGAAAGGTGCGGATTTTACACCACACCTACCTTTTTAATAATTATTCTGTTACATCATCAAGATATGATGTGTAGTCGGCTGTTTTGGCGTTTGTGCCACCAATCGACACAGCCTTTGATTTAGTCGATTGGCTTATCATTCCCCCGATGTTGGGGTTACTGCTGTATCTGTTCCTACCATATCCTCAATAATAAGGTTAATAGCCATTGTAAGAAGCCCGTTCTGCTCCTTACTTGTGATTGGTAACTTTGATGGCGGTTGTGCTACAAAGAACTCCGCGTCTGTTATGCCCGGAGTAATCTCCTGAAACCACATTCTCTTACCGCCTGTTAATCCATTGTATGCTGTAATAAGAGTTTTCCATTCTTCAATAGTTGCGTCTGTCTTATTAACTGTTACTGCAACTGTATCTGTGACTGTATCTCTGCCTGCAATGTTTCTTGTCTGCTTATCTTCAAGTGCCGAAGCATCTATTGCTTCTGGTGTTACTGTAATTTCATCAATAGAATTAATTCTTGTAAGTAACTTGAATGATGTTGGCTTTGTACCTGCTGTTGTTTCAACTCCATAAGAGAAAGTAACGCCCAGTGTACTTAATCCTGCTACTGCATCTGCCATTGTCTACCTCCTAAAAATTCGCAAAAAAATAAGAGCATCTCTGCTCTTTGTTACAATAATCTGTCATTTGCTCCGATTAACCGCCTAAATCGTGCGGTACTCTTATGTACTTTATTACTGATTGAGAACTCTGGCATTGCATTGCCTTGAAATCTCATTGTCTTGAATGTATCCGTAATTACTGTCATAACCTTACGACAATCGGACTTGCTTGTGTTAGTGGTAACATCCACTTGAAATGTCGCTAACAATGCGTTAATTGTCTGTCCATCAAGCGTTTGTCCTTGTTCTACTGCTGGCAGTAAATGAATGTATACTGTTGGGAATACTGCTTGACCGCTGTTTTCCCCCTCATTAGTTATGGCTATCTTTGGATATGTTTTCTTTAGTTGCGTTAGGGTTTTAGCCTTGACAAGTGCTGTGACTGTATTTTCAAGGTCTGTCGCCCAATCGTTTGCATTTGCCATTAACTAAACACCTCTCTTGCTATCTGCTTATACTGATTAATAATCTCCATTGTGGCGTTGTACATAGGCATTGTAGCTTTAACGCCGTGCGTGTAGTGCCATTGATTATCATTACCTAAGTAGTACCAGCCGTCGCTGAATGCGTGGATTTGTCCTGGATATGTTCCTACGCCCAAGCCGAAATCATTAGCCTTTGGGTTCTCGTTGCCACTGTTGTAATAAATGCCTGCGCCAAATTCAATCGCTAACAGCGTGTAAAATGGCTCTCTATCTTCTACTTCAACAGTTTTACCGGTAGCAATTAAAATAGCTTGGTAGCCATCTTGAATAGGCTTTCTGTCAACTCTCAATGTTACTGTCCTACCTAATGGACTTTCATTAACACTCATAATTGCCGCTTTTTCGCCTAATTCTGCTAGTCGTTCAACAAGCAATTCGCATTTATACTGTAAACTCTGCTTATACTGTTGTAGCTGTCTGATAGCTTCATTTACGGACTTTTCAGACAAGGATATATCAATTGTATGTCTTGCCATAATACACCTACTTTACAACTGCTTTAAGCATATACTTAGTTGAATATAATGCTGGCTTAATGCCTACAATCGTGAAGTCTGCCGATGTTTCATCAACAAGTCTGTCAGATGTGTATGTAGGCTTGCTATTAAGCCAGATAAGGTCGCCTTTTTGAATAGGCAACACATTCCTATCTGTCAGTAAAATAGCGTCAAAATCAGCGGTATCAAAGCCATATTCCTTGCTTTGTGCTTCTCCACCGCTGAATGATATGTTAGCTTTGAAATCGACCGGCTCTGAAAAACCTGTTTTCTCTTCAAGAACTTTGGGTATCTTATTTCCCTCATCATCAAGATAAGGAATAAAGTTGCCCTCTGTGTCGGTATATCCCTCATAAAGGATATTGCCGTCATCGTCTCTTTCATAGATAGTTACTGTCTGCCCTTGAAGCGAATACTTCATAGCCTGCTTATTAATGTCAAGCATTGTTCTTTACCTGCTTATAAATCTGATTAACACCTGTGCTTGATAATCCGGACACAATTCCTACTGCGATTGCATTAAGAATGTCATTTGCTGGAAAGTCCGGTATTACATACATACCTACAACGCCTAAGATACCGCCCGCAACGCCTACGATTATAGGAATGTAATTATCCTTAATGTGTGGAATTGCCTTAGCTCCTAAACCTATCAGATATGCTATTACAACGATTGCAACTACTGTTGATACTGATGTTATATCCATTCTGCTATACCTCCTTATCTTCATTAAGTCGTGCTTCCAGTCCGTCTATTCGGTGGTGTGCCGACTTTACACTTTCCTCAACTTTAATAATCCTGTTATCGTGAGAATTAAGTTCTTTTCTCATTTCTATAACTTCATTTTTTATCTCTGTTGTGTTGCCTGATATTGTGTCAAGTTTCATATTTATGCGTGTATTTTCCTTTACACGCTCTGTAAGTTCTGCATTGTCAGACTTTTTGTTGTTCTTAAGATTAAATCCCAACGTAAACAGTCCGAAAAAGACGGAAAAAGCAACTGAAATAATGCTTATAATTACTGCTATTGGCATTGATATACCGCCTTTCATAATTAATAATGGCACACCGCCCACCACCCTTAATGTGTGCCGCCTGCTACCATATTGCCGACATCAGCAATATGATAACGCACAATCTTCTTTATAAGACTTTGGCAAATGGAAATACCCCAACAAATAAGCTGTCTCTATCTCTCCAAGTTCTGTTAACACCATTCTCATTGTAGCTTGCCATAAATGCTTCACCTGCCTGTGAATGGTCATAGATAGCCAGATTAACAATAACACTCTCAAATTTCTTCAAGTCCTCGGTTATCATTTCATCTGTGTAGCTGTCGGGATAATTCCTCTTTGCTTTTACATCTTCTGTAGCCTGCTTAATAAGCTGTTCGATTACTGGATTATCTTCTTTGTTATCGAACACCACCACATCAGATGTTGTTGCATCATCATTTGTGACTGTATCAATATGAAATTGTTTAAGTCTGATTTTAACTTGCTCTAATGCGGTGTATTCCATAATTTAGCTCCTATAATCCTAATTTCTCAATTAACAGTTCTTTAAGTTCTGCTCCTGTAAGCTCCATTGCATTCTCAATGCCTTGTTCTAAGGCAAGTGTCTGTAAGTCCGCTGTTGGCATACGCTTAATGGTCGTCTTACTATAATCAAAAGAAGCCCCAGAATTGTTATTTTCTGGAACCTCTTCGCCAGCGTTATACCATTTGCCATTATGAATTACTATATATGGATATTTCATAGTTGCACCCCCTACTCTTCGCTATGAACCTCATATACGAATGTGCTATCCATATTCTCATATGATGGAAGAACAACTTCGGAAGCAAATGTTGACATCTTCATAGGTGGTCCGTACTCTGTCTTTGTAGCAACTGTAATACCTACACCATATGTTGTTACATCAACATTAGGTAGCTGTCTTGCAGTTCTTTCTTCTGGTGTAGTGCCGAACCAAGTGCTACCAAGATTGCCAGCTGGAAGAAGTGTAACCTTGTTATCTGGATAGAAATACTGCTCCTTACCATCATCATCAATGTACATCTTATCGTAAAGTACAATAGTGAGCTTTGTTCTCTTCTGCACTACTGAAATAACGGTATCATCATCAACCTCGATAGTTGCTGTAAGGTTCTGTGCGAGGATTGAGTTTCTTATCTGTGCATTATCAAGCAAATACTGGAATGTATTGCTATTCATAAGCACATATTTAGCAATCTTGCCCTGCTTCTTTAACTTCTTTCTTGCGTTGTTAAGGTCTGTAAGTGGCTTTGAGTTGGTTGTATCGCTCCACATACTTGTGCCGGATAACTTTGCGTAATGCTCTTTTGCGTATGAACCATCCTTGTCATAATCGTAAGCATACTGAACGCCATCACTTACAATAGCAATTACCGGGTGTCCTGCGTTTGTCGCAAGAAGTGACATTCTCATACGCTCTGGTACAACTTCTGCACCGCTTACAAGGTTGTTGGTATCGTCATATACGCTTGATAATGCACTTGCAAGGTAAGGGTCGTCTGCTGACTGAATACGCTCAATTTCAAGCATTTCCTCTTCACCGACTGTCATTCCCTCACGGAAAAATGCCATTTGTGTTTTTTCCTTGCTTAATCCCTCTCTAGCTCTAAGTGTTGGGATTGTGTCAAAGTTAGATGGTGCAAGTGAAACCGGAAGTCCTTTGTGCGTCTTAATCCAGCTTAAATCAAGCCCCTGTTTCTTTCTTTCAGGAAACCACTGTAAACCAAGATAAGGTATCTGGTTGCTAGCGTTTTCTGTTGCCGATAATGCAATAGACTTACTGTCTAATACTTCATTAATTAACATCTATTTACCTCCTGTTATTATTCAAATACAATCATTGGAAGAGCTGTCTTAACCGCTGCGTCATATGTAACGCCTGAGTGTGCTTCTGCTACCTTTGTGTTAAGATATGCCTTTTTAAGCACTACTCCCTGTGGTCTGTCTTCTGTTACATCAAATCTTAAGATTCCGATTGCTGTTGCTGTATTATCAGCCACACCTGACTTGTTTACAGGTGTACCAGCTTTTACAATCTTCTTTCCATTCGCATCCTTTTCTGTTACCGTTGAAAAATCAAGTGTTAATGGGATTGCTTCGTTGGGCTCTCTCTTTAAAATCTGAACATCTCCTGCGTATGAAGTCTTTTCATACTGCATATTCATTTCCTTTGCCATTTCTTACCTCCTGTTATTACTGAATGTAATGTGATAAAACGTCATTGTTCTTAGGTGCATTAGATATAAGGCTTTCTGCTATCTTTTCAGCATTTGTCTTATTGTCTGCACCACCTTTATTACTGCCGCCGCCCGGAATATCTTGGTTTTTAGCAATCTCCTGTTCCTTAGCCTGTGCCGCAGCCGTTTCTTTTTCGGACATAATCTTGCCAAGTTCGGTGTAATCAAGGCTTCCATCATCTTTAACAATTGTCTTTGCCTGTTCAGCAGTAATCTTAAAATTAGTCATAGCTGCTTCCCTCTGGTCTCTGATAGCATTAGATTTCTGTAAATCGGCTATCTGCTGATTAGCTGTATCTAAGGCTTTATTTGCTTTTTCAAGCTCTGTCAGATTACCAGCCTGTATTTCATCAAGCTGCTTCTGTAAGTCGTCTGCTGTGTCAGCCTTAGCCTTGTACTGCTTTGCCTTGTTTTTCTCCGTAGCAACTTCTGAATTGTTCTGATTAAGAAGATTTGTAATCTGTTCATCTGTTGCCTCTGGGAAAAGTTTTAATACATCTTCTCTTGTCATAATTACCTCCGTTAAACACACGCTTTTGTTACCGCAGGTCGCTCCTGCTGTGTTCTTCTGCTATTTACCGCATAGCTGCAAAATGTATAAAATAAAAGCAGCTACCGATTATTCGATAACTGCCTTATTTTGCTGATTATTAAGTTGATTATTTTCCAACTGTTGTTTCATCTCTTCGTTTACCATATCTATTGTTTTATATAGAACATCAAAATATGGTTGTGACTGTAAAGACACTTTTTCCGCATCCCCCCATAAGCCGCAAGTCGCAACTGCTATTCTTGGGTTTATTCCTGCTTGTAGCATTTGTGCAAGTGCTTGTGTCTTTGTATAGAGATTATCTAACGGACTATGATTAATTTGCACATCAAAGTCTCTTGGCGATAGTTTTAAATCATCCCCTGCTAATCGCAATACATTCAAAGTTACTATCGCAAGCCTTTTCTCTGCGGATTTTACAATAGGGTCTTTTTGCTTTGCTCTGGTTTTTGAAAAATCCCATCCAGCTCTCAAAGATACCGCTCCCTGTGTATCGCCGCCAGAGTTTTGTGATTCTCTATTTGGTATCGCTAGGATAGCTTGAAGATTATCGAGCAAATCATCCTTAGCAACTTGACATTGTGTCTGATTAAGCTCCTGTGTCATAATCTCAACGTCTGACTTATTGTCTTTGTTGATAGATTTAACTGTAAGGGCGTGGTTCATTTTCATTTTTTCAAATGTTTCTGTGTCAACTTCACAATTAACAAACTTAACCCAGTACTCAACAAACTGCTGTATACTATCCATTCTGTTAGACTGCATATTATTAATAGCATCCAGCATACCTATAACAAGCTCAATATCGGATATTCTTTCGTGGTTATTAGGAAACTCTACAATAGGGATTTCACCATATGTATGTAGTTTCTTTTCAACTACTTTGCTGTCAACAATTCTAAAAGACATAGTGTCGGAAAATGCCATTTTATACCAGTTTCCATCCTCGTCTTTAAGTTCTTGCACAACAAGCACAGGTTCTTCTGTGCTTTCATTGTAAACAGCGTAAGTATTCATTGGTGTAGGTGCTACAATTCTGAATGGTACATCTCCATTTTTAGGCTGAACCGCTTTGAATGATGTTCCTGTTGCCGACTGCCACTCTCCAGCTTTAATATCTTTCTCCTGCTTATTGGCATCCGCCATAAAATCATTGAGTATATCAACCGCCTTATTGATAGCTTCATCATCTTTGCGGCTAATAAACTGGATTGGCTCGCCATATGTTTGTCCTACCTTAAACTGAACAATTTCATATGCGTGATTTTCAACAATCTTGTTTGTAATATCTTCATTGGTTAGCTTATGCCTGTACAATATTGGTTGGTCGCCCTTGTAGTAATGCCACAGATACTTGATAACTGGCTTATTCCAATTAAATACACCTATAGTACTTCCAATAACCTTAACAACATTGTTAGCAGTTATTGTATCTACATTCGTGTATGCAATTTTTCTACCATAACAGCCTCTAACAAGGTCTTGAAAATACATTGTGTTCATATCTTGCTCCTAATAAAATGTCATACCGCTTGAACTTCTGCTGTCCGGTATTTCTTTAATCTGAAAATTATCATCATCGTTAGGCACATACCATATCCATTTGTGGCAGTGTTTGCACGCCAGCTTATGTGTTCTTGGGTCTTTGCTGTCTGCCTTAGTCAAGAACTTATGGCAGTTTGGACACATAATTGACTTGTCTTTGTTTGTATAAAAAATCATATTTCTACCTCGTTGCATAACAAAAAACACCGCTACAATTAAGTAACGGTGCTTTCCGATAAAGGATTGTAATATTTGATGAAAAACAGTTCTGTAATTTCTTACAGGTATACTATACCACGCCGGCAATGTGACATTCTATGACATCTTTTATAAATATTCATTTCCATATTTATCTTCAAAAGCTTGTAGTGCTTTAGCGTGTATTCTGTGTACCTGTCTCCAGCACCAGCCTGTTTCATTTGCAATTTTTTCAAATGTAAACTTTCTGACATATCTTAGAAACAATACTGTGTAATAATCTTCGTTGTTTATCTGTTCTATCTGCTCTATTATTTTGTTCTTTACATCAATGTATTTATCTATAAGCTTGTCAAGGCTTTCTTCCATTTGTTCAAGTCTGACATATCCACAGCCTATTTTGTCCGGATCTGATGATGACATAACTCTTTCTTCATTAACAACTGCTGATATGCTGTATGATAATTCTTTATACTGTGTTATTTCTATCAATTTATTATCAATTATCTTGTTGTAATAACTTATTTGATTCAGATAATCCTTAGTTGTCATAGTAGATTAATACCTCCTAAATGGATTTATAGCAGCTTCAACTTTAGCTGTTCTATTACCTTGTGTCATTCTTAGTGCAAAGTTTGAGAAAACATCTGGAACATCGTCTAGTTGTTTCTTACCTGATACTGAATATTGCTTTAATAGTGACATCATCACTCCGTATGGCTCATTAGGCTTATAGAGCGATTGGTCTTTGAAAATAATATGTTGTAATATCCAGTTGGAACATTGGAATATCCTTGCTTCCTTATTTGTTTCAGTTGGTGTATCAGTAATGTTACATATCCAACCTACACTCTCAACTCGCTTATTGACTTCCATAGCCACTCTGTCGCCGCCGGCGTTACGCTCAAACTCACACTCTTGCACTTTATTATTTACAAGCACACCTGCAGCATTTCTATATTGTTCTTCATAATCTGCCGTGTTATCGCATACGCAATCAATGCAGTAATAATCTTCTCCATATTTTTGCAATACCGGTAGTACAAAATAATCCGTACCTTTACCTTTTGTATCACATTGAGCTGTGATAATTTCTGGTTCTCCGTGTGGCAGATTAAGGTATCTGCGGATTTTATCATCTGGGAATAATAACCCCTCACGTTCGATAGGCTCTTGTTTATACAAACATCTATAAGATATTTCGTCCATGAGTAATTGTTGGTCAGCAAAAAACTCTTTCGTAAATCCGCTATACTCATAATCAAAATTACTCTCGCCTGTTACTGGGTCTACATCTGGTACGGCAATAGTCTTAACTCTTTTGTTTCCTGCGTACATATTCTGTATTCTTCCGATAACATCATGCACACTCCAACGCGTAGCAATGTGTATTTCTTTACAATTGTGTCCGTCCGTATCTTGGATTTTTCTTTGCCTAGCATCTACCGCATATTTATCCCACAGCTTATCAAGCACCATAGGGTTAAGTGCTTCTTCAATGCCGCCTATCATATCATCTACAAGTAAAAATTTACTCGCACGAACTTTACCGGCATTTTTACTTCCTACAGATGTGCATTGTACGCTTGGAAATGGTTTATATTTGCCTATATTAAATTGTTCTAACTTTGCGTTAGTGCTTGTAACTGTCAAATTAGAAAAGATTTCGTTCCACGCATATTCATCAGCATTTGTAACAATATCGTATACGCCATCATAGTACATTCGTGTAATGTCGCCAGAATGGGAGTAAAAAAGGCAAAAATCATTAGGAAACCAGCCAGCTACTAAAGCGTTAAACATCTTTTCGATAGTTGTCTTTCCTGCTCCAGGTATCAATGATACGCACAATATATCGTATTTATCATCAATCATACCCTGCAAAGCTTCTATTAGCCCCATTCTTAAGAATTGTTTGCGGCGTGGCATATAGAAGCGCTCTTTAGGTTCTCTTTTCTTTTCAAGATACATAAATGCACTATCTACTATTTTGCTTTGGGCTTCAAGCAGTAATACATCATAGTATTTATCAAGCAAATCAAAGGAACTTTTATTGTCAAAGACAAACTTCTCTATCTCCCACATAGATAGCCCTATATCACGCATACAAGCCTTTTCTATGAGTTCTTTTGCCCTAGTCGTACATTTTAACATTGTGTCAATTTCGCCCTCGTTCTTGGCAAGCTGGCACACGTTGTAGTAGGTTTCTATGATATTTTCATCTATTCCATTTTGGGATATGTATTTTTCGCAATCATCTATCAGTTGATTTAATTCAGAATTCAAGAAAAGCACCTCCACTTTTCAGCAAAGGTGCTTATAGACCTCTGCCTATAACTGTTTTAGGGTAGCGACTACAACCAATCTGTAGCCGGCAATATTTTTATTAGAATGTCAGCATTGCATCACAGCAAGTCGGATGCAATCTATTCAAAAGTGCATTATAATCATCAATTACATACCGTGCTGGAATCATATATGTTTTAATGCCATATTTTTCCGCTGTTTCTCTTTCAATGCTACAGCCGTTCCAATCATAACTCTCACATATTCCAATGAATACATCAGCCTGTGCCAGCTTCTTAAGGCTCTCGCCTAAATACCATACAGCTTCTTTGCTGTCTTTCGGTGGGTTATCCTCAATGTAGCTGTCGATAAGCTCTAATTCTTCGCCCTCGTATATTTCAGCAATTTTTTTCATCTTCTGAATACTAGCTTTGATTTCTTCCTCTGTTCTGCCGTTCATAGGCACACTTACAAATAACTGTTTCATAGGTTCTATCTCCTTTTATATGTTTTATCAGCCTTTAGCTTTCTAAGGTCAGCAGCTACAATCAATCTGTAGTCGGTAATTGTTTATCTTAATTTCTTAACTTCCAGACAAGTATGTTTCCCATATTTTTCAATTCTCCATCTGGTACTCCAATGCTCAATGTGACAATTTTTATCTTCATCAAGTGGAATTCTATTGACAATGGCACTTGCGATAACACTTGGTGGAATGTTTAAATCATCTACAATCAATGTTGTCATTTGATTTTCTCCTTTTGGTAATCTGGCTTTTTTAATTCGTTCAAATACTTTGTCATTGCAATTTCAGTACCATTTTCATCTTTTGTGCAAACAGTAACGCAATTACTTTTATTGCTTCGTAAGTCAGCAAGTATTATTTCCGTTTTATCATCATCAAACTTGTAACACTCACGCATTTTCTCAATGCAGTTATTCATTTCTGATATTTTCATAATCTCGCTCCTTAAAGTAATGTAATGACTAGCTCCATTTGTTAGCCGGTAATATCATTAAATTATTTTATAATTTCTTCTTCCAATTTCCCACTTATGAAAAACAATAAATGTCATAAATAAAACTGTATCTCCATTTTTCATTTCAACTAATATTGGTAATCCTCTTCTGTCAATTTTCAATATATCATTTTTATTTTCTGACAAAAATTTATTCAATTCCCATTGTAATGCTCTTATTGTCTGTTCATTATGTACATATATCATCTTCGCAAAACGCCTTTCTACTTCTGATATTTGCATTTATAACGACCGCACATATATTTATGTATTCCTTTGCTAACATCTTCAAATGAGGAATATTCAACAGCAAATCCGCAAGTTTCAGGGTCGCGCTCACAATTAGGATTTGTGTCGCAAACATTAAATGGATTTTTCTTCTTAATCCACTGATTATCTGGTGTTTCTATATCAACCAAATCATCAATCATTAGCACAGCCTTTGAAACTCTTACACATTCTTTTCTCTTCTCGTCATTGGTACACTTGCCATCTGCATTGTATTGGCAAGAAGTCAGATTGCATTTTTTATTTTCATAAGCATTATTTACATTATCAATCCATTCACGAAATGGAATATTGTCTAATGCCGTGTCAGCTATCTCCTGTACCATTTTTCTGTATTGAAATTCCATAATCTCGCCCCTAAATTCTTGCAACTACGTGTTCTTTTATAATTTCTTCTTTTTCCGGGTCGTAAATAACCGAACCGTTTTTATCAGTCTTATTCTTATCAAATTCACAAGAAACTTTTATACCATCCTTGTTACTGCATTCTGCGTGATAATCAATGACGCATATTTTCTTCTGCCATTTTCCATTGGCATAAATCTTTGTGTAACCGCCAGCTCTTGTTTTAATGATTATTTTACTTCTTGATTTCTTCATTTCTCATAAACCTCTTAAAATCTTTCCTGCACTTAGGGCATAAATCATATTTGTGCTCGTTTCTCCATATAGCCATTGGGAGTGTTTGTTTTGCTAAATCCTCTGCCGTGTATGTAGTTTTCTCGCGTAAGGGCTCTAATTCTTCTGTTTTAAAATGAGCGTATTTCTCATTGTAAAATGTCATTTCTTTCCCGCACCTGTCACAAGTGTGCCATTCTTTTTGATGTTTCATAGTAATCCCCCTTTGCAAAATTGGCAAACTCTTCGGTTATTCTTTAAAAAGCACTTCTTTCACCAAAAAAGTAAGTTGTATCTTTTTCATTCCAGACTCATCGTCTGTAATGTCATCTACACTATATATACTATCAACTGGGTTACCATCAAAGAAAACTTTGACATATCCTTTTGAAATATCCAACAATGCTTCTTTAATCATCTTCCACCAACTTTCTAAGCACCATATATAAACCTGTTTCCAAAATGGGAATCATTTATTGCTTTTTCTAATTCGTCTTTGTACCTAAATGGACTTAAAGGGCTTTTTATTTCTTCCCTCAAAACCGGCATTGCCGCGTCTATCAAAATACCTTGTGTAGCACTTGCAAGATTTTGTGGTGGCAAATCCGCTAAAGCGCATAACTCCATTCTTTTATGGTCACATTTTTCAGATTTGGGGCAACTTTTACATTTTTCTGCTAATTTACTTAAAGGTTCTGCCATTATTACACCAACTTTCTATATTTCTGATATATCCTTTATTTCTCCGTTTGGCAGTTTTACCTTAACTTCGTCTGCTAGTAATGTTATTTGAATTTCTTTTGCTGTATCTTTTCGATAAATATTGGATATATTATCAATGCTTACTACTCCCCTTACCATTTTGCCATCAAGTGATAATGTGATAATTCCCTTACTGGAGTAGTCAAGTAATGCTTCTTTAACTATCATTTCGCAAAGTTTGCACATATCACTTCTTCCCCCATAAATTATCCGGTAATTCCTCGCCGCCATAAATCTTGTTAGCATATTTCTTAAATGTCGGTACGCTACAGCCTGCTACTTTTGCTGCTTTTACTTGTGAAGCCTGCCCCGATATGTATAAGTTAATTGCTTCATAAAACTTGTCTTTGTTTAGTGGGTGTACGCCCATAGCCATAATAATCACTCCTATCTATATTTGTTATAGATTGTTAATGCCATTAGTAATTCCCCAAATGCAAAAACTAATAAGCCTGCCAAACCAGCCATATTATTTATTAAGTAAATCAATGTGAGATTTATTGCTGTTAGTATCGCTTCCACTATTTCCTTTTTCATAAACATCACTCCTTTACATTTCTATAAATCTATTTGCCAGCTTGCCAAGATATTCAGCATTGGCAAAATGTGTTATTGAGTAGTTAGTGCTTTCTCTATGTTCTCTGATGAAATGGTCATTAACCATTCTCTGTAAAACTGTAAATCCGTTATCGTCTGTTTCGTATATAGCGTCAGCGTCGAAATGTCCGTGTTCCGTATCTGTGATAGTTGATAGGACAAAACATACATTCTTTAATGTCTTATCTGTAAGTATTGGGTGTACTTTATGGAAATAGATTTCATATAACTGCATATACATCTTAAATCCATCTTTAACACAATCGCATATAGCTGAATTATCTATATCGTCGTCACAGATGTTATTAAACCTATCAACCATATCTTTTTCTTTAAGCAACATTTCATCTCTTGTGACTGCTCTTGCCGTCGGTTTCTCTGAAAACGATGTATGTACCTCTCCATCAATGTTAATTGATGTATTGTCCTTACCTATATTGTCATTTATATTATCTTTTATATTTATATTATTTTTATTAGTTACAACTTTTTGAACACCCTCGTTCAAATTTTTTGAACGGCTTTTTAAATTTTTTGAATGGGTATTCAATTTTTTTAAACTCCGTTCAAGTTTTTCTTTTTCTTTTCGGTCTTGTTTTTTTGCTTTTATTTCTTTTAATTCTTCATCATTAAGTCTGTCTCTTATACACATCTC